AAATTTATGGAACAATAGCACAAAGCCACGCCCCATAAGGCTTTCAGCGATTTAAAATATAGCACAGCGCATGGCACAATGGCACATGGTTTTAAAATTTATGGCACAAGCACATATTGTTATTGGTCTGCTGATTTTCATCTAAAAAATAATTTCATTTTGAATTTTTCTATTCAAATTTTGATATAATATCCCTTCAAAAATAAAGCCCTGCGGATTCCGACGGCGGCTAGGGATGGTCAGCGTGAAACAAAGACTGACTGAAAAATGAAATTTGAACTTGATTTGCTTTTAGAATGGTGGGCGGAATGGTCTGCCAATCGAGAGGATAGCGGCTTGGGCTTCGGTTGCAGCCGTTTTAATCGTTTGATGGCGGCGGGGGATTTGCCGCCGAGGACGGAATTTGTGGCAATCCTGCCTTATGGCGTTGACGGCGATGGGATATCGAGCGCGATGGATCGGGCGATTTGTCGGCTGAATCCTAACCGAAAGCAGGCAATCATGATGGAGTATCGTTGTGTCGGAACTCAAGAAGGTAAGGCAAAGGCTTTGGGTATTACTCGTAAAGCCTACGAGCGGCGTTTGGCAAATGCCAGGCTAAACTTGATGGCGGATTTGGCTGTTAAAAAGTTGTTAAAACGCTCTTGACTTCTTGGGGGATTTTTGTTTAAATTATGGCAAGCTGTGTTTAACTGTATGTACGGTTAACGCAGCTTTTTCATTTTTCAGTCAAAAAAAGCGCGGATAGCCCGTCTGAACAAGATTCAGGCGGGCTTTTGCGTTTAGAAAGAATTTTATGGGTCGATTAAAGCAAATGTCTTCACGGCTCCGACCTGTTGAGCAAAACAGAATCGCCGTGAAGCATCCGCCAAAGACGGCGGAAAAACGTATGCGCGGTCGAGGTTGGATGAATCTGCGCGAATCCGTGCTGTTGCGTGACCAATATCAATGCCGGCGGTGCGGTTGCGTAGTGCTTCCAGCGGATGCCGAATGTGATCACATCGTTCCGCTGGCGGACGGCGGCAAAGATGAGGCAGAAAACCTGCAAACACTTTGCAAAACGTGTCACGCCGAAAAATCCGCCGCTGAAAATCGGCAGCGATGGCGCGGCTCTGGGTGGTAGGGGGTGTCAAAAGTTCACGCCCCTCGCCCTCGGAAACCCCCCGCCCTCCCATGTGCAGAATTTTTTTCCCTGTGGAACTGTTAAAGCTATTTTTAACAGGTTGATTAACATCGTATTTTTAGCATTTTATGCTACAACAAGCCGCCTTGAGAAAGCGGCTTTTTATTTGGAATTTCACTATGGCAATGAACGAACAAAAGGAATTGTTTGCCAAAGCGAAATTGCGAGGGTTGTCGAACCGAGAGGCTGCGATTGCGGCGGGTTATAGCGAAAAGACGGCCAGCGCAAGCGGCAGTCGTTTGGCAAAAGATGTTGATGTTTTGGCAGAAATTGAACGCCTGAAGTTTTTCCAGTCGCCTGAGCCGGTTGCTGTTGAGCCGTCTCCGGCTGTGGTTGTTCCGGAGGTGCAACCGGTTCAGGCTGTGCCTGTTGCAGAAAGGCCTGCCGAGGCGTCGGAAAGTTTGGACAGAATTGCGTTGTCGGCGCGTGAGCGTGCTGTTGTTCGTGGTACTACGATTGAATTGGATGGCGTTTGTTATGACCAGACCGACCCGAAGGATCAGTTGATTTTGTGTTCTTTGGGTGTGATTTCGTTGAACCGTCAGCAGATTGATGCTGCGAAGGCGTTGTTGGGGTATTTTCACGGCAAGGTTGCGGATCAGGGCAAGAAAGATGCGGAGCGTGAGCGCGCCGCGAATGCGGCAGGCGGGAGATTTAGCCCGATGGATGCCCCTAAACCCGTTCAAGGTTTGTTATGTTGAAGAAAACGTGGTCAACTGCCTGTCCTGATTGGCAGGAAAGGATTATTGCCGGTAAAAGCCTGATTCCGTTTCCGCCGTTGTATCAGGAATCGGCTGAGATGGCGTTGCGTATTTTCAAACAGTTGCGCTTGGTGGATGTGCCGGGCGAACCGATGATGGGCGAAGTAACGCGCGAATGGGTGTATGAATTTGTTGCGGCCATTTTCGGAGCGTATGAGCCTACTTCAGGTGTTCGGTTGATTCAGGAATTTTTCTTGCTGATTAGTAAGAAAAACATGAAATCGACCTTGGCGGCGGGGGTGATGCTGACCGCGCTGATTTTGAATTGGCGGCGGGAGGCAGAATTTTTCATTATTGCGCCGACGGTCGAGGTGGCAAACAACAGTTTCAAACCTGCGAAGGCGATGATACGGGCGGATGAGGAGCTGTCCGACCTGTTTCAGGTACAGGACCATACGCGGACGATTACGCACCGCACGACCGGGGCAACCTTGAAGATTCTTGCTGCCGAAAGCGATACGGTAGCGGGTATCAAGGGGACAGGCGTTTTGATTGAGGAGGTTTGGTTGTTCGGTAAGCGCGCCAAGGCGGCGGATATGTTTACCGAAGCCAAAGGTGGTTTGGCCAGCCGTCCTGAAGGGTTTGTGATTTACCTTTCCACGATGTCGGATGAGGCTCCGGCGGGTGTGTTTGCCGACTTGCTGAAACGCGCCCGCGAAGTGCGCGACGGTAAGCGTGTGGACAATCGGTTGTTGCCGGTGCTGTACGAGTTTCCGAAGGAGATGTTGGACAGCGGCACTTACCGACTGCCTGAAAACTTCTACATCACCAATCCGAATATGGGCGCATCCGTTTCCGAAGCCTACCTGATGGGTGAGTTTGAAACAGCCAAGGCGGACGGAGAAATCGCGCTTCGCCGATTTATGGCGAAGCATTTGAATGTGCAGATTGCCTTGTCTCTGACTGCTGATTATTGGGCGGGTGCGGAATTTTGGGAGGAGAACGGCAACCGTCCCGAAATCGACTTGGATTGGATGTTGGAACACTGCGAAGTCATCGATATTGGTGTGGACGGCGGCGGGTTGGATGACTTGCTGGGAATTTCTGCCGTTGGCCGTCTGAAAGACAATCCGCGGATGTGGGCGGCGTGGTTTCATGCTTGGGCGCATCCGTCGGTATTGGAGCGGCGCAAGGAAATCGCGCCAGTGCTGTTGGATTTTGCCAAGCAGGGGGATTTGACGATTGTTCACCGCATCGGCGATGACAGCGATGAGGTGGCTGGGTTGGTGGCTCGTGTTTATCAGTCGGGTTTACTGGATAAATGTGGGCTTGACCCGCATGGGGTCGGTGCGATTTTGGACGCGATGTTGGAATATGGCGTTCCGGAAGATGCGGTTGTGGGTGTGTCGCAGGGTTGGAAGCTGGGCGCGGCGATTAAGACGGCGGAACGCAAGCTTGCGGAGGGCTGTTTTATCCATAGCGGCAGCGCGATGATGAATTGGGTGGTCGGTAATGCCCGTGTCGAACCACGCGCCAATGGTATCTTAATTACCAAGCAGGCGAGCGGCTCGGCGAAGATTGACCCGTTGATGGCGATGTTTGACGCGGTGTCGCTTTTGTCGCTGAATCCGACTGCGAGAGGTGCGTCGGTTTATGAAACACGCGGAATCAGAATGTTGTGAGATAGGATATGGCGAAAGAGAAGAAAGCCAAAAACAAAAGCCGCCCGCGTGCTGACTCGGGCGGCTTGGTTTTTGAGGGGTTGAATGACCCTGCGTTGTTGGAATTTATCCGTAGCGGTCAAATCGGCGGCGGTGTAGGCATTGATGGTAGGAAGGCTTTGTGCAATGCCGCGCTTTATCGGTGTATTACGTTAATTAGCCAAAGTATTGGGATGTTGCCGTTGAATGTGCTGCATAACGATGACGGGCGTGAGACTGCTACGGAACATCCTGTTTGGAAACTGCTGAAACGGCAGCCGAATAAGTTTCAGACGGCCTATGAGTTCAAAAGTTTGATGCAAAGCCATGTTTTGCAATATGGCAATGGCTATGCGCGGATTATCCGTTCTCGCGGTCAGGTCATCCAGCTTGTTCCGATTCATCCGATGGCGGTGCAGGTTAAGCAGCGTGATGACTGGAGTGTGCATTATGTGGTTACGCGAAAAGACGGCGGGTTGCTGGATTTTGAGGCAGACGAGATATTGCACCTTCGGGATTTAACCGATGACGGCTTGGAGGGTATGAGCCGCGTGAAGTTGGCGAAACGGGCATTGGGAATTGCTTTCGATGCGGAGGATGCGGCAAGCCGTATTTTCTCGGAAGGTGTAATGGCCGGTGGTTATCTGTCAACGGACAAGGCGTTGAGCGATAAGGCTTTCGATAAGTTGCAGGAGTCATTGCTGAATCGTTATAGCGGCAAAGCAAATGCGGGTCGCTTTATGATTTTGGAGGAAGGACTGAAGGCTGAGAAGTGGGGCAATACTGCTTCTGACGCGCAGCATATTGAAAACCGAAATCATCAAATCGAGGAAATTGCGCGGATGTTTGGCGTGCCGCGCCCGTTGCTGATGATGGATGATACGTCATGGGGCAGCGGTATCAGTGAATTGGGGGTGTTTTTCCTGAAATACGGGCTTCTGCCTTGGTTCACGATGTGGGAGCAGGCGTTGACCCGTTCTTTGTTGACGCCGACTGAACAAGACCGCTTGATATTCAAATTCAATGCCGGTGCGTTGTTGCGCGGTAGTTTGGAAAATCAGGCGGAATTTTTTGCCAAAGCTTTGGGTAGCGGTGGACATGGCGCATGGATGACTCAAAACGAGGTGCGCGAAATTTCCGACCTGCCAAGATCAACAGATAAGTCTGCCGATACTTTGCGGCAGGCGCAACAAGGAAAGAATTATGAGCCTGAAAAACCTGCCGCAGATTAGTGCGTTATCTGCTATGCCGAAATCGCTGTCTTTCGATATGCGCCCGGATGCGGCGAACCGTTGGGACAGCGGGGTTAAGGCGAAAACCGAAACCGACAATGTCATCACGATGTACGACCAAATCGGCGAGAGCTTTTGGAGCGAAGGGGTGACGGCTAAACGCGTTGCCGCCGCGCTGCGCGCCATCGGCGACAAAGAGGTCGTCGTCAACATCAACAGTCCGGGCGGAGACTACTTCGAGGGTATCTCCATCTACAACCTGTTGGCGCAGCACCCTGCGAAAGTAACCGTCCAAATCATCGGTCTTGCCGCCTCCGCTGCCTCCGTGATTGCGATGGCGGGCGACGAGATTCTAATGGGCGAAGGTTCGTTCCTGATGATACACAACGCATGGAGCCTTGCGATTGGCAACCGGCACGATTTGGCGGGCAGTATTGAAACGCTGGCGCAAATTGATGACGCGATGGCTGATTTGTATGCTGCCCGCGCCAAGCTGTCGAAAGCGGAAATCGTGGGCATGATGGATCGTGAAAGCTGGATTGGAAAGTCGAAAGCCCTTGAAGATGGTTTTGCCGACGGCGAAATCGATGTGAAGGAAATCGAGCAGTCTGGCGACAACGAACAGAAAAAGGCGATGGCTCTGATTGAATCCAGCCTCGCGCAACAGGGATACAGCCGCGCCCAAAGACGCGATGTGTTCAACAACTTATTCCACGGCACGCCCCGCGCTGCCGAACCTGCCGTCAAGCCGTGCGCTGGCGGCGATTTGAAGACGGCGCAAGCCTTGCAAAATTTGATTCAAACCATGAAAGGTTAAACCATGAAAAAAATGATGATTGCCCGCGGCTTGGTTGCCGCATTTGCCGATGCCGGCAATACTGCGCCCGATGTGGGCGCGTTGCTGGCGGAATTGAACAGTTCCTTTGCCGCATTCAAAGACAGCAAAGAAAAAGAAATTGCCGCTTTGCAGCAAGGCAGTGAAGAAGCTAAAGCAGCCGCCGCAAAAGCCGAGACTGAAATGGCTGGTTTGCGCGCCTCTATCGACGACCTTGCCGTACAGATGGCAGCCGCTCAAATGAATGGTGGTGCCGGTAAGCTGGATAAGGAGGCGCAGGCGGCGGTTGACGCGACTGTGTCGTTTATGAAGTCAGGTGAAGTCCGCGCGGATTTGAAAAAATCGGACGATTCCAACGGCGGCTATTTGGTGCCGAAGGAATGGGATCGCACTATTACCGATCAGCTGCGTACCGTATCGCCATTGCGTAAGCTGTTTAAGGTTCAGACGACCTCGAAGCCGAAATTCAGCAAGCTGTACAACATGCACGGTGCAGGTAGCGGCTGGGTGGGTGAAGAAGATGCCCGCACTAAAACCGATACGCCGACGTTCAAGTCTTTGGACTTCGACACGGGCGAAATCTACGCCAATCCTGCCGCAACGCAACAGATGTTGGACGATGCCGAAATCAATCTCGAAGCCTTCCTTGCAGACGAAGTGAAAACTGAATTTGCTGTTGCCGAAAACAAAGCCTTTATCAGCGGCGACGGTCAGAAAGGTAAGCCGACCGGCTTGCTGACTTATGCCGAAGGCGGCACTAATGCAACCAAGCATCCTTTGGGCGCAATCAAGGTTGTCAAATCCGGCAATGCGTCGGCGGTTACTGCCGATTCGGTCATTGATTTGGTTTATTCGCTGCCTGCCGAATACTCGCAAGGCGCGGGCTTTATGATGAACCGCAAAACGCTTGCCGCCGTCCGCAAACTGAAAGACGGTCAGGGTAATTACCTGTGGCAGCCGAGCTATCAGCAAGACCAGCCGTCCACGTTGTGCGGCTATCCGGTTTACGAAGTCGCCGATATGCCTGATGTTGCCGCAAATGCGCTGTGTATCGCTTTTGGCGATTTCAACCGCGCGTATATGATTCTTGACCGCAAGGGTGTGAGCATTTTGCGTGACCCATACACGAATAAGCCGTTTGTGCAGTTCTACACGACCAAGCGCGTCGGCGGCGGCGTGGACAATCCTGAAGCCTGCGTGTTGCTGAAAGTAGCGGCTTAATTTGAACAGGCCGTCTGAAAGCGAGCTTCCGCCTGTATGGGCGGCGGCGTTTTAGTTTTCAGGCGGCATTTTTATTTGAAAAGGAAATGTGATGGCTAAATTTACCAAGCCGTTTTTGGGCGTCCCTGACGGGGAGATTTATCCTGTTCAGTATGAAAAAGGCGATGAAGTGCCGGCTGAGTTGCTGGAGGCTGCGAAAGAAGCAGGCTGCGTCAACGGTAAGAAGGGCGATTCTAAGCTGCCTGAAGACCCGCCTTCCGACAATAAGCAGGATGGTGGCACGGGTAATGAAACTGATACCAAGCAGACCGGCGAAGGCGAAGGTCAGGGCGAGGGTCAAGGCGGCGCTGAGGGCAGTCAACAGACTGATCAGCAATGATAACCCTCGAATTGGTCAAACTTCATCTTCGTGTTGACGGCGAGGATGAAGACGATTTGATTCGCCTTTATTACGAGGCGGCTGTGTCTGACTGCGTAGCTTATCTAAACCGTCCTTTGTACCAAGACGATGCTGAGGCGGCTGCGGCTGCCAAAGTCGGCAAGGCTGACGGGGTGGTGCTGAATTCTTCTATCCGAAATGCTATTTTGCTGACGGTCGGGTATTTGTATTCTACCCGAGAAGATGGCGCGGTCGGGTTGCCGCGTGCCGCTCGGCGGCTGTTGGAGCCGTTTCGCAATCTGCCTGGCGTGTAGTCGGTTTTTTTAGGTCGGTTAAGCGTAAACCGTACGCCCCAAAACGCTCTTCTGCTTTATTTTATTCTGATTAGGGCTTGATACGGCGTTGCCCGACTTCTTTGGGTGCAGCTAAGGCTTGCGGCTGTCTATTTGAGTGCGAGCCAATATAAAAAACCGTCCGAACGGCAGATTTCGGGCGGTTTTTTGATTTACACATTACATATTATGGAAACTTCGAATAAGAAAGCGGTTTTGGCGTATATCCGAAACAATCCGGGTTGCACGGCGACGGCTGTTGCTAATGAGGTGTTTGGCAAATGGCGTTGGAGCGGGTGGATTTTTGCGCGAAACGATATCAGCGCGCTTTGTGACGAGGGTTTGGTCGATAAGCGTTTTTATCGTGGTATCTCTACGTTTTATCCGGTTGAGAAAAAAGAGGCCGCCTGATTTTCAGACGGCCTTTTTGCTAAAGGTCAATGATGAGGTCGGTGATGATACATTGCAGAGCGGTTAATTCTGACATGGCTTGGTTGAATTCATAAGTGCTTATGTTGCGGTTTTCACTTTCGTTGAAGCGGTTGCGGTAGGCCGTGTTGACAAGGGAGGCTAAGTTTGAGATTTGAATCCCTGCGTCGTCCAAGATGTCTTTTTGCTCTTTGTCCGACGAATCTTCTCTGGTTCGGATAAACAGACCGGCTATTTTTGATTTGTAGCGGTCGGTCAGTTCGATCAGGAAATCGTCTCTGTCGGATGGGTCGGTTTTTGGTTTGGCATCTAAAGGTTTTTCGGACGGCCTGTTTAGGTCGTAGCGTTCTTCCTTAATCCGTCTCAGGATTTCGGGGTGTTTTTCCAAGATATATTTGGGTAATTCTTTGATGAGTTTTTGTATCAGCGATGAGAGCTGATAGAAGTCTAAATCATGGAGGCGATTTCCGACCATGCCTCTGATTTTCGCGTCCCAACTTCCGTAGGTATCGACGAAGGAGTTGACCGATGCGCTTTGAATCGCGTTTAGGATGCAGTGCATTTCTGCCCGGGTTGCTGAAATATTGGCATTTGCCGGCGCGGGGAGCTTGATGGCTTGTTTGGGCTGGTTGAAGTGGTTGTTGAGTACGCGGAAGCATTCGCGTTGGTAAGTGAGCAGGCGTTCGCGGATTTCGGGTTTGACGCGCTTTACGTCCACGCCGAAAAGCCAGCCGTTGAGGTAGTCTAGTGGCAGACAGAGCATTTCACGCTTTTTGCCGTCTTCTGCAACTATGGTCATCATGACCATAGTTGAATTTAAGATTTCGCTGCGTTGGATTTTTTTATGTTGTGAAACCCAATCCAAGCCGATATTTTCAACGATCGGCTTCATGGCGACGTAGTGTTGGTTGTTTTGGGAAAAAACGGATACGGTTTGGCCGTGGAAAGAGATGTTTTGAACTTGGTTCATGATGAAGTTTCCTTGAGTTATTTTCGAAGTTGCCCGAAACGGGCGGCCGCGAGGTTCGAAAACCTAACTCAAAAGGCCGTGCTTATTCCCCGCTGAAAGCGGGTCTTGTATTCGCAGCCCTCGCGGCCATAGGAAACTTCGGTGGTATCGAAACAAAAAGCAAAGGAAACCGATGAAATCTATGTACGTAAAAAATTCACGCTGACGGGGTGAATGCCGTTGAGTTAGAGGTTTTCGACGCCTCGTGAAGCGGAATGTAAAGCAGAAAGAAAATGCTTGTCAAGAAATTTACAAAAGGATAACATTGAACTCCTTTATTTTGACTGGATTTGATGAAAATGAATAAATTGGTTTTACTTTGTTTGGGTTTTGTCTTGTCCGGTTGCGGTGCGATAAATCAGCAACATCAGCAAATTAAAAGTAACGTGGAGCAGCCTGTTTTTAAATCAGAAATAGATAAGTTTACAGGGCAAAAGCGTGTTGCTTGGATGAAGGTGTACTATGACAGTATAGGCAGATATGCAAACGGTAAACAGTTTAATAAGATTTTTCATTCGTCTAAAAAGCCTGATGACAAAAAGCCAGTCGGTGTAATTAATATCAACAGTGATTTTAGAGAGCATAAATACTTGCGTTGCCATTCTGTCGATTGGCTGGCGGATGGAGAGATTGTGAAGCCTCTCCATGCAGAATATAAAAGCCAAGTAGAAAGAAGCCCGCACGTCCATGTCAATGAAGGTGTTTCCTCTTATTTTGCGTTTGACTCGTTTAAAAAATTGGCGGGTGCGTCAAGAATCGAATATCGAATCTGTAACGATGAATTTCAGATGACGCCCGAGGAGCTTGAAGCATTGGGGCGTGTTTTTAATGAAATTACCAAGTAATTAATTTTT